TACAGAGACATAATAATTGTTAGCTGCGCTATCAATATCTTTTTGAAGGTTTAAAAGAATCTCTTTTTTGAATCTATCTGTAATAATTGCTGGCATGTTATATCTCTTATGCTGTTATATAGTATAGCGCTGCTGCGTCACTTGATGTGTACAGTTTAGGCATCATTAACATCCACCCATCTGTATTATCAATCCACACACAGTTTACTATACCTTTTTGTTTTACTGTAAAGCTAGTACCGTTAAAGAATGTTGTAGGAGTCACGGTAACAGCTCCTGCAGCTCTATTAACAAATGTTTTTGTTTGTCCTACTTCAGTACCATTAGCTAACGTTGCTGTAGAGGCAGTACCTAAGTTAAATATAGACATTGTTCGTGCTAAACTAATAGCTTGAGCATTAGCGTTAACAGTTTCTGATTTATATGTCACACCTGTCTGTATTTCTACAAGACCAGTACCTGTACCTGACAATCCTAAACTTACATTAGTGTCTGTACCTACCGCTGCTACTTGAGGAACTCCATTTGTAGCTGCGTTACTAATCTGAATTTCGTTTACAGCAGAGGATGTAGGAGTCAATCTAATTATCTCTGCGCTATTAACATCATTGATTGCAGTTGTAATCTTAGGAGTTACAATGCTTGGAGATGTTAATGTTTTGTTTGTTAACGTCTGTGTATGAGCATTAAAAGTAAACTCATCGTTTGTTGTAAGTAGCGGTAATGTAATTGTTCTATCTGCAGCTAACTCACTCACACCTACTAAGTACTGATGATTAGCTGATGTATCATTAATCTGAGGAGAGGTTAGAATAGGAACTGTCAATGTTTTATTAACAAGTGTTTGAGTTCCACCTACAAGAGCAACAGTACCGCTTTCACCAGGAAGGTTAATTGATACAGCAGCAGACCCTTCTATGAACCCTAGTGTGGTATTATATGTAAGTCCTTTATAGATTAATCCATTATCTGATAAAGCCATCTTTGTTGTAACTTGAGCACTATCACCGCCAAGAAGACTGTATAGCTCTATAAAGTTATCATTGATTTTTCCAGCTGATGCACGTAATGTATCACCTGTACCATCATTGGCTGTAGTGCCTCTATTAATGTTCTGTCTTGCCATTGCTAAGTCCGTATCTGTGGTTAGTTTTATTTATAATGGTTATTATGCTGAATCTGAATCATAGTAGGTATATTTAACTTCATCCATCGTATCAAATATTGCTCTATCCTGAGAGAAGTCTGCAACGTTAGTAGAGGAATCACCATCCATACTTGGTGAGCTAGTACCAACAAGTTCGCTAATAGTTCTGTAGTTCTGATTAATTTCATCGATAGAGATATTCTGTATTTCTTCTATAGAGCCTGGTAGATCTATTCTTAGTTTACCGTATGTTCCTCTACCATCGGAATCTACTTCACCTGTTAAGTCTGTTACAAGCAGTCCAGCGCCTAGTGATGCTTCACCTTGTACAACAGGATCAACATTAATAACTTCGAAGTCTGGCATAATACCAAAGTTAAAGCTTCCTGTTGCTTCTAGAAGTACCTGACCTCCAAAATACATACCAGCAGGATGTACAAACAGCTTGTAAGCTTCTCTCCATCTCTCTACAGGAATATCAGCTTTTATTAGGATAGCAAACACTTGGTATAGTTTATCATCTGTTAAAAACTTCTGGGAGTCAAATCCAATTCTAGAGTCATCTTCTCCTACCATAAACCTATCTTCTTTAGTGTATCTTACATCAGGGGTAATACCAAAGAATGTTCTAAAGAACTGCTGTATAGAATATAGAGTACCTTTTGATCTGTAAAGGTTGTTAGAGAATTTAGCAGCTGCTCTTTTATTTGTAAATCCTTCAAAGTAAGATTGACCTAGAAGTAGCTCATCTTCAATAAAAGATAACAGAGATAAATCATTAGCTGTGATATCTCTTGCTGTAATAATATCGTGTACTAATCTAGCAGGAGACTGATCTGAGTCTTCGAATTGATTATACGCTTCAAGTAGCTTGATTAGTTTAGGATAATCAGCTTTAAAGTAGTCTGGAAGGACCTGCTCTACAGCATGATGATCAGTAAACCTATAATCTCTACGTAGGTTATCTTTTAGTGTATAATCTCTAGGCATTTTATACTGACTCTACTATAACTGCTGATGCAAAGGATGGATCTTCATCAAATTGAAGTATATCTTCTCTCTGAGGAGCTATAGCACTCTGATTGGCAGGAGTAGCACTTATCTTAACATAATTAACTCCTCCTACAATACTGCTAGGTTTAAAGCCTACAAGAGATAAAACACCAGTCGCTGCATCAAAGCTACCTACATTATCTACAATGGTAGTTAAACCATCTAGTGTGACGATTTGAAGTTTATTACTGTTTAGTTTATTTCGTATTTTACCAGATCTATTATCAATATTAAAAGGTGTACTATCCACAATATAGTTTATATCATCTGCAGGTGCTATAGATGTCGGATATCTTAAAGTAAAATCATTCTGAGCATCTAATCGAGGAACCACCCTTTGCTGCATCTTTACTTCCATACGAGAAGAAAGCACTGCTGGAGATACTTCATCAATAAGAGTAAGAATATTAGATCGTCTATAAGCTTGACCAAACTTACCTGTATTAGTATTAAAGTAATCTCTTACTATAGTATTGACATTATCAGTAATACTGTTTAGAGATAAGGTAGTAAGTTTAGGGTTAAACTGGAAGAATGTATTTGTTTCAATGAATGTGGTAATAGGATTCAAATATCTTAATCTAAACGATACTACAGATAACTGATCTACTAATTCTTGAATACTATTCTTTGTAGCTGTTTGAGTAGAAAGAGGTACATCATCTTCAAATACAATAGACATATACACAGCACCAAATTCTGGTTTAAGAGCATCTTCTCCTCCAAACGACTTAATATCTTTAATAAGAGTAGAGAAGTTTCTTAGTACTAAAGATGAGTAGTCATCTGCTGTAACCATTCTATTCTGAGTAGCATATTGAAATGGAGCATTTGTTCTAATAGACTGATTAGTTTCTTTTATATCTCCACCAAGAGAGTTAGTAACAGTCTGAGCAGTGATAGTGTACCCTGTACCACCTACATTAACTTGAGATATAGGAGTAAATAAAGCACCATCATTAGCATCAGGTCCTGCTACAGAAAGATAATCCACTTCTATTTTATATCCAGCCTTTGGAGTAACGCCAAATGTAATACCGTCCCCAAAAGATAGTTCAAAGAATTCATTAGGAGATTCTTTTAAGATATAGAGAGCTGTAGCAGCGTTAATAAGAGTAGCTTGTTTTAAGTTTTGATATGTTGTAAAAGCAACAGAAGTAGGAGATTCATACACTCTAACAATAGTAGTATCAACATCTAAGTTCTTATCTGGAATAATATAGAGAGCATCTTGAGATATAGCATCAGCAATAAACGTTTTTGTTCTCTGAGTACCTTCGAAGATCTCTATGTTAGTAGATCCAGCATTTGTTTTAAATGAATATATTCCTGAACCATCATCAGTAGCTGTTACAGTTTCTCTTGTTTGGAACGTGTAAGTAATATCATCAATAGAGCTTTCAAATACAACTCCTGGTGCTAAAGACACCGTTGTAGGTCTTTCTGCTAGTGTAGAAAGATTAATAGAGAAAGTAACAACAGCTCTAGATGCCGTTCTTGATTTTGGAATGTAACCAATACCTTCGGCTAACGACACGAGAGAGCTTCTCAGCTGTGCAGTCCCAAGGAATGACTCGTTCAAAGCGAAGTTAGCGATAAGTCCATTGTAGTGAGTGTTATAGGCTAATACATCTAGTATATTAGACAGTCCAGATGCTTCGAAGTTATAGTCAGCAAACTCATCTTGTTGAGCTAAGAATGTCTTCAAGTTATTTTTAATCGACGTAAAGTCTAGGTTAGTTGACTTAATTGTAGTTGCCATTATCTTAGCCTCGATAGGTTCGTAGTGAATGTTACTGTTTCTTGTGTACTAATAATTTTAAAGTATACTGATACTCTCATATCATTTTGATCTGGAAGTACATTAACAGATATGGTAAGTATTTCAGCTCTTGGCTCATACTTGTTTATAGCGTTTCTAATATTCTCTTCTACTTCATCTTCTGTATCTTCATCAGCTAATTCAAATAACATAGCTCTAAGATTACCACCAAAGAAAGGTTGAAAAGGTTTTTCATAGAAGTCTGTAAGAAGAAGATTCTTTATTGACTGCTTTACAGCAGACGCATCTTTTTTCTTATAGATATCTCCAGACGGTCTTTTTGCAAAGGTTAAATCTATATCCATATAATCTATAGCACGCGAGGATACTAGCGTACTTTTCTGAAGATTACCATCTTCTGTAGATAAAACTCTTCTTATAGCCATTTGTCTTCCAATAATTTCTGTTATTTATAAGTTAAATTAAGATGTTTGAGATTGATATGTAAGACTCTTTACTTAATGACACTCCATCAGATGCAAATGAGTATTGGGGATCATTAAGATCAACAATTCTAATATTATTAAGTTCACTCAGTTCACTAACTATAGCTTGCCTTATTGCTACTTGTCTTGTAGTAGTTGTCCTATCTGTTATTCTAAACAGTAAGAAGGTTATAACGTGACTTAGTTTATAGGAAGTATTAACAATCTTTTTAACTCTAGCACCGATCTGTTCTGGAGTATCGTTTGAGTTTAGAGCATCATTGATACCAGCTGATATAACTACAACTTCACCAGATTTAATTTTCTTAATGTTGTTAATAATAGTCTCATCTCTTGACGTTCTACTACCTAAAGCATATGACTGCCATGGATTACCACCAAATATTTTAAGCTGTCTTGAATGAACATCACCAATAGTGAAATATCCAGCAACCTCATCTGGGGTATTAGCAGGAAAGTCTACTGTGGTGCTAGGTATCTCAGTTATTTCTACTAACTGACCTACAGCTTGTACATTATTATTAAATCTAGTCTCACTTGCACCTTTAAACCTCACATTATAGTTAGAAGGTATAACAGGCATTTCAATAATAATCTGAACGTTTAATTCACCTTCATTGTAAGTATCATAGTCTAAAATTAGCCTATCATATATCTTATGATACACTTGTAGATATCTTGCAAGCTCAAATGTCTTTTCATTATCAGTCTTATCATTTCGTCTTAACTCATATACAACTGATCTACCAGTAGTGGCTAAGAAATTAGTATTAGTATCTGCTTCAGTCATCTGCTCTTCAGGGTCTGCTTTATATAAACCTTCTATTACAACAAGCTTATGATTAGAAAAACGCTTTGTATTTTCTCCAATGGCTTTTAATATTTGAGCTTGAGGTAAAAGGTTACGAGCTATCTGTATTCTATCAGACACCTCAGGTATGTGATCTAGGGTAGTACCCTTTAAAAAGTTACCTACTGTGATACCATCATTAAGAGGAGTACCAGAATGTACTCTTGTTAATCCTTCTGGGAGAAATCTAAGATCAGGTAAATAATTATTAGCCATTATACAATAATCCTCTTAGATGTTAAGGTAGGAGATGGATTACCTAATACAGTCTGTCCTTGTACAATAATAGAGCTGGTGTCTTCTACTGTTTCTACATTAGGAGGTGAACTGTTTGCAAACTCTGGTGAAAGTTTTTCTTGAGAAACCATAAGAGCAGTAAACTCAGTATTATCTCTGTGAGCTGGATCTCTCATCTTCCGTCTAATTTCTGCGATTGTTAACTCTCTGTTAGTCACTCCAGCCGTCTTTTTAGATAAGTCAATATTGTTCTTTTGTATATCATTTGGATCTACTTTAACAACTTTAACACCTTTTGCACTCTTTGTTCTATAATCAGTTAAAAGAGTAGCTGTAGGCAGAGCTGTTGCTGTATCATCTATCTCTGTATCGTCTACAGTATAGTTTGGATTAGTACCAACACTAGGTGTATATGTAGATGGAGCAGCAGTACCATCTGGATAAGATTGATGCAGTGATGTGCCAGCTGTGGTTGCAGTGAGTGCATTACCATCTAGATCACCTTCAAACACAGGCGCTTTAAATCTAGCACTAAAGTCT